GCAGCTCGTTAGATTCGAAAGTGGATCGGGGGATGCAACTTGGAGAAGAATAGATTTCACTTCAGCAGGTCCGGGTATGGACTCGATTACCGTTGACTCGATCACAGCTCCGGGAGTAAATCCCGTTGAAGCAGATGGCACCGGCCTAATTACGATTTCGGGATCAGCCGTCGCTAACCATACAGTTCCGATCGAAACACACTCACGTGCTCTTAATGCCTATAACATAGAGATTCAAACAGCCGTAGACAGAACCGGAGCCCCAGCAAGTGCTCTTGATGCAGGAATATGTAGCTTCGATGATTCTGCCTTCATTGTAGATGTTAATGGTTACGTTACACTTGTCGGAGGGCTAGGACCGGCAGTGGATGGGATCGATGTAGATTTCAATACTGCGCCCGGAACTGATCCGGTAGTTCCGAACGGAGCGGGGGTTGTCAGCCTTTATGGAAACGTAGTAGTGAACGGAACCAATGCAAACTCACCCGTTGCTACTCATTCAAGAGCGGTAAACCAATCTCATATCGATGTACAGCTTTCTACAGCGATCACGGTACCTGCAGATCCAAACGATGTGGGTCTAGCGAGTTTTGATAGTGCTGTGTTCTCAGTAGATGCCAACGGATGGGTGTCTTTAGCGGGGGGAGGGCTAGCGGTTGATTCCTTTCAAGTCGATGCGATTGCAGGAACGGGCGTTAATCCTGTTGTGGCCACAGCCGCAGGACTTGTAACGATAGGTGGAGGGGTAGTCGCAAACGCTGACATTCCTCTTCAGAGCATTTCAAGAGCTCCGAACGAGTATGATTTAGAGGTTCAGGTTGCTAAAGCGGTTACTGGAGCTCCCGGAGTGAAAACAGGGGCCGGAGTCGCGACTTTCGATGATACAAAGTTTACTGTGGACTCTAACGGCTATGTTACGGCGATCGGTGCGGGTGCGGGGGGGATTGTTTATCTGGCTACTGCTACAGCTGCAGTATCTGCAAACCTTGAATTTACATCTTTAATCGATGCAACATATAATCTTTATTTTTTTGTTTTTGAAGATTTAATTACTTCTGCTAATTGTTCTATTGCTCTTCGTACGAGCAATACAGGTGGAGCACCTTATGATTCTACATCTTCAGATTATTATCAAAATTATATGTCAAATTTTTCTGGTCCTGTTTCTACTGAAACCTCAACACAAATTTCTACATCGTTATCCAATTGGACAGGAACAAGCCCAGGAAATAATGGAAGAATGATTATGTACAATCCTTCAAATATTTCATATACATACTTTGAAGGTATAACGGCTGCTCATAGATCTGTTACACCTAGCACAACTAGCACTATATTTATTGGTAGTAGGAAAGAAGAATCTTTTGTTGACGCTGTTCAGTTTAGACCAACAACAGGAACATTTACCTCTGGCACAATAAAAATGTATGGCATGACAACCCCATCCTAGGAGCCCATGGACTTCATCATCGCTCTAATAGTTTTTACGATTGTGGGGATATGTTTATATCTCAATAAAAATATAGCCCTCTATTTTTTAATAACATGTGCGACCGTAGGGGGATGCTCTTACGTTAATAAGCGCATAGGCCAGCATGATGATTGGTTGGGAGAGGAAATCGTAGAAGAGATTTTAAAAGATCAGCTAGAAATTGAAATCGATCTCACACCTGATACACCTGAGGGATAAAATGCCTACGTTCAATATCTCAATCTCGTGCAATAGCAATTGTTTGAAATGGTGCCCACGTAAGCTTGAGCTATCACCTTGCTGCAAGGGTAAGAAAAAAGATCCTGAGGTTATCCCAAAAACTCTTGAAGAGAAAGTGGAAGAAGCTGTTGAAAAGGCTCAGATTGATCTAAAGAAAGAGCTAGAGAGAGAACCGAATACTGGTAAGAAGAGAAAGTACTGCTGTATCTCTTAAAAAATCAGCCCGATAGGAGTCTGGAGAAACCTTTTCGGGCCGAAACGGGGGAGAATGAGCCCCCCTCTTATTGCATCTTTAGCAAACCATAGCTCTTAGAGCAAATATGTAATCACTCCTCTAGATTAGCACTTATGCTAGCATTTTGAAAGAATATATTCTCAGATTAATAAAAAAGCAGCTTAAGAGTCAAATGACGTGAGAGGTCTTCCCAAGCTGCAAAAGTTTATTTTTCTTCAGATACTTTCCAATATCCAATTTGTTCTTTTCTAAAATTTTCGGGGTCGATCGAGTTTGAAAGTGTAGGCTCTTTGTCACAAGCTCGTTTCCAAACTTCCTTCCACTCAATAGATCCATCTCGCTTGACTCTCTGAATTTTAATCCCACAGCCCCGGCAATTGCTATCATCTGTAAACTCAAGAAGCTTTTTTTTGTAGAACTCTTCTTTGTCTTTATAGAATTTTGCCATCTCGTTTGCTGCTTTCCATTCCCTAGCAAATTGAGGAAATTGATCATCCGTGATCTGCACAAAGTCTTTTTCTACAGTTTCCGGCTCGATCATATCAATCATACAGCGATAGAAATCACTAGCAGCGGGAAGGAGAACATCTTTGATATAGTCGTCATCCCTCTCTACAGCTACGATTTCAAGTTGATCATTGTAGTAAGAAGCATAGAGGCCTTTTTCAGTCTCAGAAACAAAAAACTGCCACTGCATCTGTGAAAAATAGTGTTCAGGCACTCGCCCGTCCTCAGCTTCTTTATGATCAGCAAGACTAGGGACTTTGATCTCAAGGATCATCCCTTCTTCTTTATCATAGCCATCTAGAGAGGCAGAAGCCCACTCAAGCTCTGGATGAATCATAACTACAGGTTGATAATTAGAATCGAGCTGAACGTTTACCAACTCCCTCACAATCGGTTCTAAATCTCTACCCTTTTTCATTGCCCAGTTGTCTTTTATCCCTTCAGCAAACCCAAGTTTTTGCCTCCACAGCTCTAAAGGGGTCGACCATTTTGACTTTCCAAGGATAATCGGAAGTTCAGAGGCTCCGATATGCCACTGCCTCCATGTTTTCCAGATATCACTTGATTGATCCTGCGGTATACTATTCGTCGTCATCCTCATCCTCTCCAGTTTCTACAATTTCCAGTGCCTTTTGACAGATTTTACTAAGCTCAACGATATTACCATCATCGATAAATTTATCCGCCACAAGTTTTAGAACCTCTCTTCGGACTACATGAATAAAAACTACCGAATCCGTAGAGTCTTCAAAAGCGTGTAGAGGGAATTTATAACCTTCGATCGACATCGAGACAGTCCAGACTTTTTTTTCTTCCTGTCGGTAAAAATCAATTCGGGTTGCATTGTGGAGTAAAAAGTCTCCATTTTGGGTAGCGAGTACGAGCATTGTTGAGTCCCTTTTTTTATTATGCATCTATTATATATTAAATAATCTCCCTCCTCTACAACAATAGAGGAAAGAGCTTTTAGACGTCGAAACCGTGAGTTAACTTCGACAACTTGATCAAGAGTCGTCTGATTTGTTAGTATTATTTTTTTCTCTTTCGATACACGCTTTAACGTAGCCATTGCAAGCTCCCTTTTGTGATGCTCTAATATATCTAAGATCGTCGACCTTACAAAGTTTTTTAAGATTATTTCTCAACTCATCATTTCCATTGATAAATCGATCTAGCTTGTCCCACTCCTCTTGAGAGATAATAGGATCGTCATCTACTTCGGGTAGTTGAGCAATTTCTTTTCGATCTGCCTGGTCCATCTCATCTTCACTAAGAAGTCCTGATAGATCATCAGGAAAAGCACGACGAAGAGCGCGCATCTCCGCAACTTTAGAAAGCATTACTGTCGGCATCTTCTTCCAAAAGGGCGTATTACCTACATATTCAGCCCACAGCGCAGTTTCTCCTACTTCATGCCATATTCCACCAGCGAGTTTTTTTACAAAGCTAGTGGCTGATATAAGCCTACCTTGATCATCATAATGAAACTCTGATGGACGACCAGGAGCATAGCAACCAGTGCGTTCAGCTATTAACCTTGCTCCGTCGATAGATGTTTGGAAGGTCATCTTGCCTCCTCTAGGAATAGCGTAGATCTGGCGGCGAATAGGGTCTAGTCCTGTGTGTTTACAAATATGAAGGAATATTTCAAGGTCAACGTTTGACATGTTCGTGCCAAGGACTGCCTTTATCTTATCGATTTCGCTTTGCTTGTACCCTGATATTTCGATTTCGTTAGTCATGATCTACCCCTTTATCCCAATAAATTCGTCAATCTCTTCATAGTGTCTATCAATCCACTTTGTAGAACAAGCAGTAGAGCAAACATAGCCTTCATCCCTTGGCATGTACTCCCCACACTCATGGGGTATGAACCATCTAAGATCATTTTCTTGATAAATTTCCGAGCAAATACAGCAGGGAACTAGATCGCTCCCAGTTTTGTAATGAGCATCGATTAAAGAATCTGTGTTTCTCTCGTATTGAGAGCTTATTGAATTTTTCATTGTGTTCTCCAGTTTTTTGTTAAATATCAAGACGACTGCTACGACCTAGACTCTTAAAGTTGTTGGGAGACTATCGCTTTGATACCAACACTATAGCAAAGTGTGGTGATTTTATGCAAGTGTTTTGCAAAGCGATTAACAATTGACTAAATAAAATAGGTAACGTATAGTCTTCTTGAAAATTCTATAAATGGAGATCAAATGGATTTAGACGAGTATTTATGGCGAAATAAGATGAGTCAAAGAGTCTTTGCTGAGAAAGTGGATGTGAATAGCGTAACTATTTTTAACTTGAAAAATTTTAAAGTTATTCCAAATCTTTTAACAGCAATGAAGATTTTTAAGTTCACAGACGGACAGGTGACCTTTCATGAGATGGTATCACCGGTAGAAAGAAAAAAATATCAAGTAAACACAGAACAAGAATAACAAGACAGGATTTTATGATACTGAAAGATTGGATGACTAAGGAAGGGATCACACAAAGGGATCTAGCAAAAGTTTTAGAAACCTCTGCTTCTTCGCTTAGCAATGCGGTTTTAGGGAAGGGAGCAATCTCTAGGATATTTGCTTTAAAAATCGTTGAAATAACATCTGGAAAGGTGTCATTTGAAGAGGCTATGTTACCATCGGATTTTATTGAAAAGTCAAAAAACGGATCTACTCAAACAAGATCGGTAGCAAAAAGAAAGCCTCTACTGTCAAGCGACAAGTTTGATTTGTTAGACAAAGTGAAGAATAAAAAGATCCGAAGACCTAGAGGGACAGTAACTTTAAATAGCAAGTTAGCGGAACAGTTAGAGACAAAATTTAGCCTCTACAAAGAAGATGCTAAAAAGATCTTATCGGACTTGCAGACCCAAATCTTTATTTTAAGAAAAGATGTGAATCAATTGAAGCTTGAAGCGAACAATATTCATATCCACTCTTCGATCAAGAAAGCACAATAGAAACGGGGGGCTTATGCCCCTATTAGGAGGATTATGACACAAGTAAAGTGGAAAGATCTTAACAATAGCCTCCCTCCCATTAAAAAACCTGTCTGGGTATGGGATGGAAAAGTGGCATGGACTGCAAAGCTTAGGAAAGGCCCGAATGGAATGACTTGGTTGTTTGAATTCGTTACAGAAGATGGAGAGAAGCCTCCAAAGATTTTTACACACTGGTGTGAGATTCCTATCACAAAAAAAAAAGTAAAGGTTGTGTAGATCTTTTAAATAAGAGTATTATAGCTGAGTCTGAAACAAGAAAGCCCTTCAAATGAAGGGCGATAATGTTTCGGATGGGAGTAAGTTAGCGCTTATTCTCAACCTTGAAGATGTTAGCACATCTCCTTACCACGATTATAACAAACGTGGCTATCGAGTGACAAGCTTTAATCTTCATTATTATGAACGAACCGAGATAAAGGCTTAAAATGTCACTGAATAGGCAAATATATTACTCCTACCGATGCTTTAAGTCAATCTCTAATAAAACTTTTAGGATTTAAAGAATGTCAGAAGAAAAACTAATGTCATATGCACACGCACAGCCAAATCCTACACATTTTGAGATGATGCCAGGATTTATTGACTATCTTACCTATATAGAACAAGACTCTAAGATTATTAAAGGAATTAAGAAATTAATTTTCGATGAATCTGGAAACCCTATCTATGTTCGAAAACGCCTAAAGCCAATTTACAAAGATATTTATAGAGTTATAACAAAGTTAGCGGGTGAGGCTGTTTGCATGAGAACAGAATCTTATATTGCCCAAATAGTTGGTTGCTCAACTCACACCGTAGCAGATGCAAAGGAAGTATTTCAAAACTCTTTTGAACAAATAGACGGGTTATCTCTTATTACTGTCGATGAGCAAAGGTGCTTAACCACAAAGATTGATGAAAATGGAAAGAAGATAAAGGTTAATAAAAGACCTGTTCATATCTGTCACCTTACTTCAATTTGGAGGTTCAACAATCCTTTCATGAAAATAATTTATGCAATGGATACTTCAGACGAAAGAAGATTGCCACCAAACATGGTTGAAAAGATATCAATTAAAGAAGCTGAATTTGCCATTGAAAAAATGTCTCAACCAGGTATTCAAGATTTTGTTCGTAACGAGGAGGCAGAACGCAAAAATGCGTTTAGCCCAAAGGCAGAACGCAAAAATGCGTTTAGCCCCCCAGGGAAAGAGGAGGGCAGAACGCATATTTGCGCTAGACACAATACCCCTTCTTCAAAACCCTTTGTTTTAAAACAAGACCCCGCAGAAAAAGCGATTCATATGTCTTTGATAAATCAAAAGAATGTTCAGGAATGTTTCAGGTCTGAACACAAAGCTACTGAATTCTTGGAGGTGCTTGGGTTTAAAGAAAGTTTAATAAGAGATCTTCTAACCAGACATAATCTTTACGATATGACCGCTTCGATCCTTTATCTGCAAAAACACCAAGAAAAAATAAGAGAGTCAGTTTCTGGATATTTCCTAAGTATTTTAGAGAATAAGTGGTTTATGCCGAAACCTTCTTAAGTTTCAAGTTGTGTTTTATTCCGTTTTGTTATATTGTATCTGCTCATCATTTAACAAAAAGGAAAGTTATCATGGAAAAAGTACCGGTTAGCGAGCGAGCAATTCTTATGCGGTTAAAGAGAAAGCTAGAGAGAGAAGGGTTAATTTTGAAACAATGCCATCCAAAATCAAGATGGATAAGAGATTTAGGAGAGCTATACACCGTAGATATGAATAATTGCATTGATAGAACTAATTTAAATTTAGAGATGCTAATTGAAGAGGAAGGAATTCTTAAAGGTTATGAGGAATTTTCAGTAGCGAAAGTTTCATAAGGAGTTTCTAAGATGTTCCATCAATGCAAAACGAAAGCGGACGTTAAGGCATTATATAGGGCTCTGGCTAAGCTTTTACATCCTGATCAGGGCGGAAGCTCAGAAATGATGATTCTTCTAACAGAGGCAAGATGTGAAGCTTTTGAAGCTATTGAAACAATCATTAATTTAGATGATCATTTAAATAAGAATGAAGATAACTCAGATGGTAGAGAATTCAAAAAGCAAAGTGGTCCAGTTTATTGTAATGATGAGGAAGCTTTAATTTTTATGTATATACGGGACTATGCTGAATCTCATAAAAGCTTTTCAACTAAATTTTTAGATTCAGTTGAAGCAAAAATGGATAGGGATGGATTTATTTCAGCTAATCAATTTAACGGATTAGTAAATACCTATTACTCATTTAGAATGTACGAAAAGGATGAAAATATTGATGAGGAGGAAGAAGCTTTCTCATCCTTCACACCTGCTTAATCACTAAAAACCCCCTTCCCGATGTAGGGGGTAAAAAAGGAAACTAATGAAAGACTATAGCAATCCATACCTGTTCGATATTCAATTTGTTTTAGAGCAAGTCAAGAGTAAGAATTGGGAAAAGAAATTGAAATTTTCAGGTGAAATAAATCTAGGAACGATTGAAGGACCTATAACATTTGAAAATACAGATTTAGATTTTGAAAAAATGAAAGGGATTGTTTACCCAAAAGTTATTCGTGAGATCGAATGTGCTCTTTCGTTACAAAGCTTCCCATCAAAGCATTACATATAAAAAAGGAAAACGATGAAAACATGCACGAAATGCAAAGAAGAAAAAGAGCTAATCGGCTTTAATCGAAGGGATGGGGCAAAAGATGGCTATAGCTCATTCTGTAGAGATTGCCAAAAGACACAGATGAAAATCTATGATCAAAGAGACAAGCAGAGGAAGAAATGAATAAAGAATTACCAGACAACTGCCCGATCTGCGGCAACGACATGTTTCTTCAAATGATAGAGCAAGATTTTGACCCCCAAATAAAAACCATTGGTAGTGCGTGTATGGATTGCAATAAAGTTTGGGTTTTATCAAATAATGGTATTAAGAATCATCCGAATAAAGATCAAATTATTTTAATTACTTAGGCTTATTTTTCTACAAACTGGCAACTGATGTGAAGCCTTCCCGCAATTTGGATTAGTTGTTGATCAGTCATATCTCTAGTGCTCATGTTTAAGCGCCCAACCATTCTCTTAATTCGATAGCGTGAGAACTCGGTAAGTTCTTTCTTGACTTGAGGCTGTTTGACGGGTGAGGGAGGAGGAGTAGGGCAGGCAGATATTGAGTTCATGAGATTCCTATGATGAAAAATTGGAATATGATATCAATAGCGGTCTTAAAATGAGAGATTTAAAATGAAAACTTGCACGAAATGTAAGATCGACAAGGAATTTAAAGACTTTAACCCGAGAGATGGAGCCGCAGACGGCTATAATTCATCATGCAGAAGTTGCGTAGCTGCTCAGCACAAGCTCTATAACGAAGTTCGTAAGAGAAAACAAAAAGAGTTCGAGATGAAAAAAAAGAGAGAAGAAGGATAGATGATGAACTATTTTCTAATTTTAATTTATTTGATATTCCTCTCTGGAGCGTTATACATTGTGTATGACACAAATCAAAAAACAAGAGACAATAAATAATGGAAAACTGTTCAAGATGCAATATTCCAATCAACACTTCATTAACACCCTTTAGTGATTGCTCGCTATGCAATGAAACTTTCTGCTCAGCTCTTAGTCATACCTGCTTCTTTGAGCATGGTAAGTACTGCATGGGAACCCCCTTAACAATTACCGATCCATCCGCAACAATTGATCCGACAGGTCAAAATTATGAGTATTAAAATGAAACTTGAAAATCAAGCAAAAGAAAAGAAATGTAAGCTCTGTGAGGAAACAAAGCCGACCAGTGAGTTTTCAATTAGGGACGGAGCAAGTGACGGCTACGAATCAGCTTGTAAGATTTGTGAAAGCGCTAGAAACAAAGCGAAGTACAGAGTGATCAGAGCTAAAAGAATAAAGAAAAACGACAACGTTTAAAGACAAAAATAGCTATTTATGTTAAAATTTTAATATGATTAAGCATAAATTCGGCGCTATTAGATCAGAGAGTGAAGGGATTAAGTTTCCGTCAAAGCTAGAAAGAAATTACTTTGATAAGCTTAAGCTCATGGTAAAATCAGGTAGCCTCACAATGTTTTTAAGGCAACCCAAATTTGATATTGGAGGAGGGTGCACCTACTCAGCCGACTTTATCGAATTTTACCCCGATGGAACATGCCGAATTGTGGACTGCAAGGGCGTATTAACAAAAGAATTTGTTATGAAGAAGAAAATCGTTGAATCTCTTTATCCAATAGAAATAGAGATCGTAAAAAAGGTATAGGCAGCATGTATAAGATTCTAGTAAATGAAGCCTTCATTGAAATGGAAGCGGACAACGTAGAGATTCAAAATGGAACCCTCATTTTCTATTTTGACAAAGAAAAGACTAAGGTAAGATCGGTCGTCCCAGTAGGCTGGAAGTACTTTGAAATCATGGAGGAAGAAAATGCCCTTTTCATCGGAGAAGCAAAGGAAGTACCTATACAGTCAGAAACCATCAGTGGCGAAGAAATTCGAAGAACACGCGAAGAAGCTCTCGAAGACTGTAAAGACAAAGGCAAAGAAGAAGAAACCCAGCAAGAAAAAAAAGTAGACGTCTCTGCCGAGCTCTATGAGATCTCCAAGGGAATAGATTAATGACTTGGATAATTCATAAGGGAGACAGAACAACTCTATACAATCTCAACGATGCAAGCATTGTTTCACTTGAAGAAAACTTTATAATACTTGATTGTGGTGAGAGAGAGATTCCTTTGAAGTATGAGACAGAGCAGGAAGCACAACAAGCTTTTGTTTACTTAAGAGAATCGATCAAGCGCGGTGACAAACTCCTTAATATTTAAAGTAAAGAATTTATGGCAGCTAATCCAGTTGGAAGTCCAAGAGTATATTCAAAAGAAGATATTCAAAGAATAGGTCATGAACTTATTGAATGGTGTAAACAACCAGGAAATTGGGATGTATCTGGTTTTGAGATAGATACCAATCTTCCAACTAAGTTTTGTAGGAATATGGCACAAGTCAGAAAAGAAGAATTTAAAGACCTATATATTCGTGCTAAGGAAGTTTTAGGGAATAAATTGCTAAAGAAGACGATAGAAACTGGTACCGATAGATGGGTTGTAGCCACTCTAATTCCTAAGTATTTATCGGATATTGATGACTATCTTGATAAGAAGAAACAAAGAGAACTTGAGCTTGCTGAGAAAGCCAAAGGCGCTGGTTCTACTCAGCTTGATGAGAGAGTTGTTAATCTACTAGAGAAGATGGACACTCACACAGAGGCTAACGATGAGCGCAAAGGCTCTTAGTCAAAAGCAGATTGAGAGCTATAGAGATTCTAACTCAAGATTGAACTTTTGGGAAGGAGCAGTACGGTCGGGAAAGACCTTCATCTCTATAGTCCGATTCCTAAAAGCTCTTAAGAGAGGTCCCCCTGGCCACGCTATGATCGTAGGGGTAAGTAGAGACTCTATACAAAGAAACATCCTCTCTGAACTATGCGCCCTTATAGGAGCTCCAGTACCCACCCCTAAAGCTACCCAACTTAACCTTTTCGGAAGGATCATCTTCCTAGTCGGGGCCAACGACGAGCGCGCGCAGAAGAGAATTCAGGGCTCAACTCTAGCTATGGCTTACGTGGATGAGATAACCAATATCCCAAGAGGATTCTTTCGAATGCTTCTTTCTCGTCTCAGTATCACAGGGGCACAGCTATTTGGAAGTACCAACCCTGACTCCCCCTTTCACTGGTTAAAGACTGACTTTCTAGCAAAAGAAGATCTAGACATGAAGGTCTTTCGATTCAAGCTAGAGGACAACCCTTCACTTTCAAAAGCCTATATAGACAACCTAAAAAAGGAGTACTCAGGCCTTTGGTATAAGAGATATATCGATGGCGAATGGGTTTTGGCCGAGGGAACTGTCTACGATCAATTTGACGAGGATGATCATATTCTCGATATGCCACCTGGTATAGCAGAATACTACACTATCGGAATAGATTACGGTACAAGTAACCCTACAGCATTCTCTTTAGTGGGATACTCGAAAAAGTGCTACCCGAATACCTGGATGGAAAGAGAATATTACTACGACTCTAGAGCTATGAGCAGGCAAAAGACGGATACGGAAACTTGTGATGATCTAATAGCTTTCATCGGAGATAAGAATGTACGTTGTATCTATATCGATCCTTCAGCAGCCTCTTTTAAAGTTGAGATGCAGAGAAGAGGGATTCAAGGAGTCATGGACGCAAACAATGACGTGATCAATGGTATTCGATTTGTAGGAAACTTGCTTACTAACGGTACTTTCAAAGTTCTTAGGTGTTGCTCAAACATGATCAGAGAGTTCCAAACTTATCGCTGGGACGAAAAAGCCTCTCTTAAAGGGGAGGATAAGCCTATTAAAGAGTTTGACCACATCGCGGATTCATTACGCTATAATCTCTTCACTCACTATCCATCGATTCTTACCGGCGATCAAACAGACTACGACATGGATAAAATCTATGCTGATGTCATGGGCTTCCAGGACGAACTCCCCGATTTCTTTAGAGATTCAAACTATAACGAGCTTAACTCTCCCGCAATGCCTCAAGTTGGTCATTACTAATTAAAATTTCTATTGTAAATCTATCTTATAGGCTACAATAAAAGAAAAAAATACGAGGTCCTAAATGGTGCTTACTAGAAATATGGATGAGAATTACTATACAGAAGGGGACAGCGATAAGTTCGTAAAGGACATGCTGGATAATTCTTATCTTCAGTCAAGCACCATCAACCAAAGCTTTTGGGCCGAGGCTGATATCGATGTTCGCTTTAGAGCTGGTGATCAATCAGCAATGGAAGGATATCAATCAGGCGTTACCTATCGAAAGAGACAATTCTATTTTAATCGCATTCGAAGGGTAACCAACCTCATTACTGGTTTCCAGAGAAGAAATAGAAAAAGCACGATAGCCGTTCCTGTCGAGCACAACGATGATCAATCCGCTTCGCAGTGGTCAAAACTTCTTTTCCACACGATGAGTGGTGCAGATGCCCCAGAAATGTTATCCGAAGCTTTTGAGCACGGTTCAGTAGTCACAGGCATGTCGCTTTTAAACGTGTGGATGGATTACGCGAAAGATCCAGAGTCAGGAGATCTTAAGCTTGATCATGTTCCTTACAACTCATTTTTGATTGATCCGTACTTCAGAAAGAAAGACCTATCGGATTGCAATTACCTCTGGCGTCGGAAGTGGATGACTAAAGAAGCTATTCAGCAAGCTTCACCTGAAGATATGGCAGATTTTATTGATAGCTTGTCTTCTAGAGGCTCTTCAGATGGAAAGTTTCAGTACATGGCAGAGGCTCTCAACCAGGGAGTCAATAACCTTCTCCCTTACGATGAGTACTGGTACAAGTGCACACGAAAAGCAACCTTCCTAATCGATCCTACCTACGGACTTAGTAGGGAGTGGACAGGATCAAAAGAAGAGATGAAAGCTTTTCTCAAAGAGTACCCTTCGATTACAGTTAAGAAAACCATTGTTCCAACGGTAAAGCTCGTGATGAGAGCAGGTAATCAGACTAT